AAATGAGCGTTTATAAAGAAGTCGCAGAGCGCCTAAATGCTAAGGGGAAGCTTCCCTTTAGCGCCAGGGAGTGGAACACTGGCCTAGTCCAGCAGACAGTCTACGGGAAACTAAAATACCCAGAAGTAATGGAGGAGTTAAAATTAATCATGCAAGAATATGAAAGAGCAGATATTTAAAAAAGGACAGATAGTCTGGGTGCGAGATTCAGAATATCACCCTTGGGCAATTACATTTTTTAGATTTAGAAATCCAGATTTGAATTATAGTTACTTTTGTAGCTATACAAATGAAGATGAAAATGTAGAAGGGTGGATTTATATAACCAAACAGAATCCTTATGAAAACAGAGAAGCTTGATTTTAACGCCTGGATGGATCACATATCTAACCAGCTCCAGGAGGATTATCGTAAACTTTACTATTCATCTAAATTCAGAAACGATGCTAACATTCAAAGAGTATCACGAAAGGAATCCAAGGATCTACGAAGAGTTCAAGCGCTTCGCCTTTTTGCTGATCAATAACGGTCACAAAAAAATCGGAGCCAAGCAGATCTTTGAGCGGATCCGCTGGGAGTCAATGATCGAAAGAACTGATCGATACAAATGTAATAACAGCTACACGGCAGATTATGCCAGAAAGTTCGAATCAGACTTCCCATACCTGGAAGGTATATTCTTCCACAGAATTAGGAAAGTAAAAAATTAGTATATTTGTAAACCGGGCCGGTCATGTAGGCTGGCCCACATCTAACCAATAAAATGACAAGAAAACAATTTGCAGTAAGTTTAGTGAAGCGTTTCCAGGAAGCGCATCCACAGATCAAGAAAAATAAAGAGGAGGCAATCGCTTCTGCAATCCTAGCGACAGAGATCGTCTTAGAGTCGATTGCTTTAGGAGATTTAGATCTTAGCCACTGGGCAGATATAAGAGAGGATATCATAAATTTGTAAGCCATGACAGCAAAAGAAAAAGCAGTAGAAATAAGATTTACATTCTGGAGATATGCAGATGTAGATTCAGAACAAGCGACTAGGTGTGCATTAATTGCTGTTGATGAGATATTAAAATCAAATCCAATTATTCCTTTATCTTATATGCTTGAAAGTGAGGCATTAGATGCAGGAATTGATTATTGGAAAAAAGTAAAACAAGAAATAAAAAAGCTATGACACCGAAAGAAAAAACAGACGATATAATCAACTATATCAGCGATACTCATCTAAAGCAATACGGAAAGATTCAGATGAAATACGTCCTAGAAGAAGCACTGGAAAACTCCAGGCTGATCATTAAAAATCGGATCATCGACGGACTAGATGCGACGTACTGGCGCGAGGTAGTTAGTCACATTAAGGAAAGGCAATGACACTAGAGGACCAATGCTTTCACGCTGTCGTAAACGTGCGGATCGCACACGAACAACAAACGATTTCGGACTATTCTAAGATCATGAAGTATTACAATCCAGAGGTCAAAGCTTTCGATCTGATCCTTGATAAGATCAGCGAAGCGGAGGCAGAGATCCAGCGATTAACCGAGCTGTTAAATTCTTAGAAATAATTTGTGAATTAAAAAATCTTTTTTAAATTTGAGAACAATAAGCCAAGAGGGTAGGAGTTCTTGGGTTATTTAAGGGTTTAAAAAACCAAAGCCAGATTTGCACTCCTACGCAGACTGGCTTTTTTTATTTTATTAAAATGAGAAATTCAAACTATTTAAGTTTTATTGAGATTTTAACTTTAATCTTAATAACATTAAAATTAACTAATCAAATTGACTGGAGCTGGTATAGCGTATGGACTCCATTAGTTTTAAGAGAGTTATTTTATTTAATAGCTAAATATATTATTGATAAAACTTATAAATAATATGGCAGCATTTAGAAAAATATCCGTCTCTTTCTGGAGCGATTCTTTTGTAGGCGAGCTTACACCAGAGCAGAAATACTTTTACTTGTATTTGATGACAAATGACAAGACTACCCAGTGCGGAATCTACGAGACATCGATCAGAAAAATATGCTTCGATACTGGATACAACTCAGAGACGGTCCTTAAATTATTAGATTTCTTCCAGGAGAAAAACAAAATCAGATTCTCAAAAGAGACCAATGAAATCGCGCTTTTGAACTGGGTTAAGTTTAACGACTCGAATTCTCCTAAAGTTTTGTCATGTGTTGAAAAAGAGCTAAAGAACGTCAAGAATAGAGTATTGATACAGTATCTATACAGTATGGATACTGAATCGCAAGAAGAAGAAGAAGAAAAAGAAGAAGAAGAATATAAAAGCGATGAGTTTGAAATCTTCTGGAACTCTTACGGAAAGAAAGTCGATCGAGTAAAATGTGAAAAGGCTTGGAAGAAATTAAAGAAGCAAGAGATCGAGAAAATCCTGGAGACTATAAATCGATACGTCGGAGCTAATCCAGATATTCAATATCGAAAGAATCCACTCACCTATTTGAATGGGAAGTGCTTCAACGATGAGCTTCCAGGATTAGGAAGAAATCAAAATAATCCTTTACCTTTGAATGACAAACCTATAATAAATCAAGAATGGCTTTAAAACTAAACCTTAGCGATCTACACCTGGAGAAGGACATCATCGCTCACTTACTCAGTTATCCTCACTTATTTTCGGAGGCTGACAAAATAATCAATGCTGAATCGTTCACTGATACTTTATTCAAGGCGTCATATTTGGCGTTTAAGGAACTATCTCTAGAAGATAAGAGGATCACTAGAGCGGATGTATTTCGAGTCCTTAAAAGCAAAGAAAAAGAGAAAGGAATTTCTTCTGAGCTGGTCCTGAAACTAATGCCAGACCGAGTGATCAACTTGGAAGACTCCTGCTATCTGCTAAAAGAGACAGAAGGAAAGAGAAGATTTCACGATCTTGCCTTCAAGATCCAGGCAGCAATCCTTGATAACAAAGAAGTCTCAGACTTACAAACGATCATAGAGAAAGAGATGGACTCACTAGAGCGATCTATTGAATCGACAGAGGTGTTCGACATCGCTAATCTTTACGACGATGTGATCAATCGCCTAGAGGCAAACGCTGGAAAGATAAAATTCTCAGGGATCGACACTGGATCGCGTGAACTCAACTATATCCTTGGAGGATTCCAGGAAGGAATGACGGTCATCGCTGGGCGTCCAGGTATGGGAAAGACAGTCGCTGGATTACAGCACGCTAAGAGCGCTGCTAAATCTGGTAAACGAGTTCTATTCCTTTCGCTTGAGATGCCAAAGGAGTCGCTCATGTATCGTCTTATCAGCTCAGAGAATTGCGACTATAAATACAGCGATTTAAAAGCTAACCGAGTGAAGCCGGACGATATACTTAAAATCCGCAACTCAAACGCGTCGATCCTTAAATCGCTTCCGATCTTCTTTTATGACTCCGATAATCGCGACATCAACTATCTATCTATGATCCTGACATCTGAAGCCAAGCGCAATAAGATTGACCTGGTAGTTATCGACTATCTGCAACTGATCAGAGACAATCAGCTAAAGGATCAGTCAGACTTTGCTCAGGTTTCTTCCGTATCAAATAAGATCCAGAAGTTAACCAGGAAGCTAAAGATTCCGATCATCGCTTTGTCTCAGCTATCCAGGGGAATAGAGGGGAGATCATCAAGACTTCCACAGCTATCGGACATTAGAAGCTCCGGGAATGTAGAGCAGGACGCGATCGCTGTGATCGGATTATATCGCGACGATTACTATAAATACACCGACGCCAGGGCTAACAATACAGCCAAGGGACCGGACGATAATATCCTGAACTATGTGATCCTAAAAAATCGAGACGGGGAGACTTGCACGATCGATCGATATGTGGATATTACGACAAACCGGATCGCAGATTCTTACGAGGAGCTCCAAGGGTTTAAGCCGGCCTACCAGGACAGCGCGATCAATACGATTAATCACACCTTCGAGGAGGCTAAATTTTAGGACTATGGGCAAGATAATAATAAAAAATAATTCGGATTTATCTGATCTTTATGTGATGCACCTGGTGGGATCAATTATAAAAACGGGAAGAATTTCAAATGACGGAAAGGCTTACTGCTACCTAACATCCTTTAAAACCCATGAAGGAGATTATTATATTACTGCTGATCTGCGAAAATGCAGTGATGTATTTGCATGTTATAAATCTTTAGAATCATGATCGTAATCAAAGGCCAGGTGCCTAGCAAGTCAAACGGATACCGGATCGGAGGGAATCGCCTCTATAAGACCGTTGATCTTAAGAGCTACGAAGTGAGCTTCGAGTGGCAGATTCGTAAGCACAAAGTAATTACAATTACAGAACCCTTCGAGATCTGGATCGATGTCTACTTCCAATCTAACAGATCTGACCTCGACAACGCGGCGAAGGTTATTCTTGACTGCCTCCAGAATTGTGGTATGATCCAGAACGATCGACTCTGTTCGGTCCTGGTCATGAGGAAGCACATTGATAAATTAGATCCACGGATTGAGTTTGAGATTAAACCAGTTTAAAATGGACACTAATAAAAATCTGCCGGACAATTATAAGCTGTGCATCGCCTGGATCGAGTCAGAATTGACACGAGAGACGCGATCGATCACTCTGCCTGGTGTTATCATCAACGACTTAAATCATTCGCTTAGAATCAATTTAATGCGAATCTTAAATAATCACGGATCCGAGCGGAGGGCTGCCTTCCTTCGGACCAAAAGAATAAAGGACTATCTAAATAAAAACACATGAAAATAATACATCTAAAAAATGAAACTTACCAG